TGATGCGGCCGTAGCTGTAGCGAGGCCAGTACCTCGCGTCCTTGTACCGCTGGGCGCGCGGGTCCGGCAGACGGCCGCCTTCAGCCGCGACACCGAAGCCGTAGTTGCGTCCGACGCGCAACTCGTGCACCGAGTACTTGCCCTCCATGTTCAGGGGGCGCGGCTTCAGGATCCTCTTGAGGACCGTGGCCGAGTTCAGCTGATCGACCACTGCGGGTTGATACAGCTCCTTCAGAATCGCGTTGAGTGCGACGGAACCAGGTCCGCCGGAAACAAGGTTGGAGCCGCGTACGACTCCGCCAGGACCAGTAATCACAGGCTACCTCCAGCTGGTGTCAGCCGGCGGGTTTCCGCGTGAGCAGCCTCTGCGCAATCTCGCGCAGCTTGCCACTTCGCAGGTCGCCGGCTTTGAAGCCCCCTTTCGGGACTCCTTCCATCGTTCGAGGCACACCGATCTCTTCGCGACCCTCCTGCAACTTGCGGGTCACGAGTTCCTGGAGCTTGGCTGCTGCATTCTGGACGATGCCTTCGATGGCCTCGGGGCTCTGAGCCTTCGCCTCGGCCACCTTGCTCATGATCGAATCCTTGGCAAACACACGGGCCACGTCTTCCTTGAAGACGGGGTACTGCGCCATGAGTTTGTCGACGCGCTGGCCGGTGTCCTCGGTTCGCTCGGCTCGGAGCCGGCCGTTCTCGCGGGTGGCGAGGGCGGTCAGCACCTGATCGTTGCGATCGAGTCGATCGAGGACAGCCTGCAGTCGGTCATCAGCATGACCGTTCGCGCGCGAACTGTTGCCGTCGCCGAACGCCTCGTCTGCCAGCGACTCGTCGTCGTCGGCAGCGCGGCCGTTACCCGGCGTCAACAGTTCCAAGAGCCTCTTCCGCCGCGGACCGTCGAGGTTCGCGAGCGTCTCCTTCAGAGAGCGCAAGGACTCCAGCTCACCCATCTCGGCCAGGGCGCGTTGCACGGCCTGCTTCGATGTGTCGAGTTCGGTCCTCTGGTTGTAGGCCTTGACCAAGTCTTCCATCGGGACGCGACGCTTCACGCCGCCCCCCACGTCCACTTCCAAGTCCTTCAGAGATGCGGTCTGATCGACGACGGGAGCCTGGCCTTCCGGCTTCTGCTTGCCTCCGACACCTGCCTCAGCGGCGATCCTCTTGAGAAGATCCGTGCCGCCAGTCTGGGCTGCGTTCGGCTGGCTTTCTGCGTTCTGGTTGGGATCCATCGTGTGCTTTCCCGCGGGAGCGAGCGCCCCCTGTTACGGGCTCAGACTACTACGGGTTCGTCTTGCCCTTGTGGGGCTTGGTGCTCGGCTGCTTGACGCCGCCGCCACCGGAGTTCTTGATGCCGCTCACCTTGCCGCTGTTCTTCACAACGACCTTGGACGGCGAAAATGACTTCTTGCCCATGGCTCGTTCCTAGCTCCGGGATGGTACGTAGTCGGCAGCCCCGGTGGCTTGCGCGACCTCTTCGAGTTGCTTGCTGAAGCCGACGCCGTGCGTGGCGTCGAGCACCTTCGACGGCTCCCTCGGCTCCAGGTTGTAGTGCGCGGAGATGCCGCTGGCGTCGACTGACTTCGAGTTGATCTCGCGCTTCAGCGCGCGGAGGTTCTTCTTGTCGAAGCTCTTGTCGCGCGACAGCTGGAAGTCTTTCACGATGACGAGTCGGCTGCGCCCGCTGCTGGCACTCAGCAGCTCGCGGCCGTAGTCGAAGGCACCGCTGGCCAGCTTCGGCAGGACGACGCCGCAGTGCTGACACCGCGGGCTGTGGCGGTCGATCTGGTCGGGGTGCAGGTGCTGCGTCCAGGCGATCTCGGGCAGGGCCGGCGGCACGTCGACCTTCTCTTCGCCGAACATCCACTCGGTGCCGATGAAGTAGAGAGCAACCTTGTTGCACTTCGTGCAGCGCAGACCCCACTTGTGGTCGCCGGTCGCGATCGCCGACAAGTCGCCGAGCGGGATCGCGACGCCGGCCTGGGCCAACCGTTCCCGATCGGTCTCGGGCAGCTCCTCGTAGAGCTTCTGCAGCCTCGCGATGTTCGCGCCCGGCTGCGGCTTCTGCGGTGCGGGCTTCGGTTTCTCTGTTTCGGTCATGGGTTCGGCCCTGACTTCTTCGCGCCATTCTGACTAGGCGGCGACGGTTTGCCAAGAGGTTTCGCTTGCGGGCTCCCGCCACCGCCTCCAGGACCCATCGCGCCAGCACCGACGGCCTGGGCCGTCGCGGTGGCCATCGCCATGTCGGCGACCGCACCGATGTGGAGGTTCAAGTGGGCCTGGAACTTCATCTTGAGGAGCGGCGGCAGCAGCTCGTACTCGTCCGTGTTCAGGGCTGTCAGGTGTTCTTCGTAGTGCGCCTGGTGGTCGTCCCAGATCATCACGTCGGGGAACGCGAAGCTCGGGTCCGGGTCCGGCTTGAAGAACATCAGGTTCTCGATCTTGGCGCGGCGGCGGCTGCCGTCCTCGAGGTGGAACAGCTTCTCGCTGCCGCCAACCTCGAGCGCCTCGAGCACCATGCGCTTTTCGCGCGGGTCCGCCGGGTTCAGGACGCCGAGCGTCATCATCTGCGTCATGAGCTCGATCGTCGCGGCTTTCGACTTCGGCGTCATGCTGCCGGCCTTGACGCGCACGCGCGTGTTGCCGTTCAGGTCGCTGCCCTTGAAGTAGCGGATGTCAGCCTGGCGCGACTCGCCGTAGATCTGGATCGTCCGCGGCACCTTGGCGAACTTCCACTCGAGCACGAGCAGGTGCCGGCCCCAGCGCTCGAAGCCGCTCTCGAGCTCGACCACGGTCGGGCCGACGCCCATCTGGTCGCGTTCCTGCAGCATCGCCACGGCGTTGCCGCTGCGCGCGCCCTGCGGCATGTTGCCGAGCGAGGCATCGCTGAAGCTCGAGATCATCTGCAGGTCGCCCTTGGCCTGCTCGCCCGAGACCAGCACCGGGTCGCCGAGGGCCGGTGGCTGCACGAGCTCCGGCCGGCCGATCCGCGGGTTGTACTCCATCACGTCGCCGAACTCGTTCCGCATCATCCCCTTGCTGAGGGTCCCTTTCGGCGCCACCCACTGCGGCACCGACATGACGTCGCGCTGCTGGATGACCTGCTGTCGGGCTCGGTTGTATTCGAGCTGCGGGCCGATCAGGTGCTCCACCGTCGACATGCTGTGAAAGCGCCCCGGCATCGGGATGTTGTGGAAGTCGATCAGCGGGAACTTGATGTCGACGCCGGCCTCGGCGAACGGGCTCGGCCCCTTCTCCAGGATCAGGTCGCGCACCGCCGCGATGTAGAGGCCGCCTGGCACGCGCTTGCTCGGCGGCGCCCAGAACTCGTCGACGTCGATGGCGCCGTCGTCCTGGCCGGTGTTGCCGAACATGAGCCCGGTCCGCCGCACGAGCGACGGCAGCCGGCTGCGGTAGAGGTCGTACTGGCCCGAGACCCCGGACTCCTCCTGCGGCAGCAGAGCGACCTTGTCCTCCCAGCGCTCGAACACCTCCTCGAGGCTGTAGGTGCGACGGATCAGAACCCACGGCATCCGGTTCAGCTCCGTGAAGCGCGTCGGCAGCCAGACGTCGAAGGCGCTGAGCACCTCGTCGTCGTGGTCGCCGTCTGGCTTCTCCTCGTAGGCGCCGAGCGCGTCGAGCCATGGCTGCTGGCCAGGTGCGAGCTGCTGCTTGGCGACCGGCTGGCCACTGATGGGGTCGTAGTAGAACTTGCGTACCTCGCCCTTCCTCGGGTCCCAGTTCGAATACACGAAGCAGGTGCCCGTGGTGTCGAGCCAGAAGCAGATCTTCAGACGCTTCTTGCCCAGCTCGAGGTGCGCGAAGAGGTGGTCGAGCAGGTGCTGACCGACTTTGGCTCCTTCCTGATCGACCTGGTCCGGGGTGTTCGGCATCACGCTCCAATCGACGCGAGCACTCGAGAGTCGCGCCACGTTGCCCATGACGAGCCGCAGGATGTGGTTGCCGACGTAGCCGCCTTTGTCGGTCAGCAGACCCGGATCGACGTTCTCGAGGATGCTCTCCACGTCGAGATTCTGGACGCCTGCGTAGTTCAGCAGGTTGATGAACCACTGCTGCCGCAGAGCCATCGAGGTGCTGTCGCGCCGCCGCATGCCGTGTGGCCGGGCAGCCTCGATGATCGCGTTGGCGTCCTCGTCGGTCAGATTCTTCGACTTGACGGCGACACCGCGGTCGGCCGTGAAGAAGGCCGAGAGGGGGTCAGCTGTCGCGAGCGTAGCTTGCGGGTTCTGGACCAACGGTTGTTCTCAGGACGTGCTGCACGGCCTGTTCGTGAGTGCAGCCGAGGATGCTCGAGACGTCTTGCAGGTCTTTCGTCACCCGCTCGGCAGCGGTCGTAAGGTAGGGGCCGACCCCGTGGATGCGCAAGTGGGAGGCGACGAAGCCGACCTCACTGAGCTGGTTGAGCTTCTCCTGCTGGCCGCGCACGGTGGCGTGGAGCTCCTTGTTCTGCCGCAGCACGCTACCGGACAGGGACACCAAAGCTGCGGCGAGACCAAAGGCCAGCGCGAGGGTTGCGATGACGATCCATTCCATGCTGACGTTCCTCTGATTTGCGTTTCACCTTATCCCACACCCGCGCCTCGTAGGCACGGTCCGGGGCTTTCTTATCGGCGCGATACCGCGGCAGGATCGGCAGTGCCAGGGCGCGGCCTCGCAGCGCCAGGCCGAGAGCGAGCACGCAGTCGTCGTGGTTCTTGCCGCGGGCGCGCTCGATACCCTGGTCGTCGAACTCCATGGTGCGGAGCTCGCCGATCAGTCGCTCGTCGCGTGTGTAGAGTCCCTCGGCCAGGGCCTCGCCGATGTGCGCCATGAGCAGCGGCCGCGTCGACCTGTTGGTCTGGAAGCCGAACTTCGGCAGCAGCGGGTCGAGGTCGAGCACGTTGAGCATCGTGCTGCGGTAGAGATTGTCGTAGTGCAGCGTCTCGATCAGCTTCGTCACCACCGCGAGCCCGGGGCCCGTGAGCTCGGGCACCAGCATCGCGTAGTTGTAGTGCAGGCCGACCGCGGCGAGGATCGCCGCGAACTCCTCGGGCGGCACGTAGCCGTGCCAGGTCGCGACGTGCTGCCCGGTGACGAGCTCGAGCACGATGGCCGCCGAGTAGTCGACGCGCTGGTCGCTGTAGGCCGGCACGCCGCGGCGCTGCAGTGCTGAGCGGTCGCGCTTCTTGCCTTCGGCGATGTCGGCCCCGATCACGTACTCGACGTCGTCGCGCGGGTCGTCCCAGACGCGGAAGCTGCCGCTCTGGTACTGCGTGAGCACCGGCTTGAAGTTCACTCGACGAGCTCCAACGTGATGTTGCCAGTCCACTGCGGGAAAGCCGCGTTCTGCTCCAGAGCAGCTATGGCTTCAGCGCTGAAGACTGGGGATCCCGTAGTGAGAAATGCCTCTTTCGCGGTGCAGGGGTACTCCTGCCGAAACTTGGCCTCTGACCCCTGGCACTTGTTACGGATAGTCCATCGGCGCCATCGGAGCTGTTCGAGAGACAGATCGTGAGCTTCTTGGATCCGGCGCTCAGTTGGATCGAGGGAACGACCGAAGGCGTTGGCGAGGTCAGTGGATGGGAATGGCAGGGCGTAGTTGGGATCCCAAAACCACGGAGCAAAGAACGGCACGAAGTCGCTCTCGCCACGGCTCGCCTTTCCCCACTCGTCATAAAACTCACCCACGGCGCCCTTGGCCGTCGACTCGTTGAAGACCGAGGTTCGCGCCTGATCGGGCACAGCTTGCATGGCGCTGTTGAGCGTTTCTCCTGCGTCCACCCACATGGGGGTCTCGGAGCAGTGGAGGTGCTGGTAGGTGTCACCGCGACCAGCAGAGAGGTTGCCCGCGGTACGAACTGTCGAAATTGATCCATGGGCTTTGTCGAACTCGAGGATGTTGCTGCTGTCGCGCTCGGTCTTCCAGGGGAACCACATGTGCCGGTGCAAGAACGCGCCCTTCTGGAACAGCTCGGTCGAGGACGGTTCGTCGTAGCTGATCGTGAGGCTGCTGCGGTTTTGCTCGCGATCGCACTGCTCGTACTGCCAGCTCTGGATGAACGTCGAGAATCCCAATTGACGCCCTTTCAAAATCATGATGCGCAACGGCAGCCCTTCCGACTGCTTGGCTTCCATGACCTCGTAGAGCCGCTGCTGCGCGTAGTTGAACCGCAGCTGCACCGCGGCCCCGCCGACCTTGCTGCGGATGAAGTGCGTCTTCTCGATGTAGAGCCGCTCCTGCGGCCACAGCCAACGCAAGGCACCGCGCCCGAACTTCGCCTGCTCCTTCTCGTCCTTGATGCTGTCGAGCTTCTTGCGCAGCGCCTCGAGGGCGGCGACTTCCCGCGCGTCGTAGTGCCGTTCCAGGAAGTCACTCGCCGGGATCATGGGATGGGCAGCTTGCGCGCCTCGAGCTCTTTCTCGGTGATGGTGCAGTAGACCTGGCTCGCGTGCGCGACGACGAGGTAGGCGTCCTTCTTGCCGTCGAGATCGAGTGCGTTGCTGCCGTGCTGATCGAACACGACGATGTCGTTCTCGGCGAGCGAGACACTGACGCCACCTGGACGGCCGACGATGTCGTCGACGCGGTCGCCGATGCTGACGACGCGCCCGTACGCGAACGTCTCCTCGTAGTTGTCGGGCATGACGATCTTCACGCCATCCTCGTCGCGCTTGGGTTTCCGAATCAGGACGTGTTCGCCGATTGCGTTCATGGGTTCTTCGGGGTGTCGGACAGCCACTGTTGCGCCCACCGATCGAGGTCGTCGTCGTCCGGCGGCTTCTCGGCGTGGGGCTTGAAGGTCACGGCCTGATAGGTGTGCACGATGGCACGGTGTGCAGCGATCTTGTCGGAGTTGCGGGTGATGCCGCCCGCGTGCACGATCTTGTCCATCGCGCGCACCCCGCGCAGCAGTGAGTGCGAGATCAGCTGCAGCGCCTCCTGCTGCAGCAGGCCGTAGTAGACCGGGCTGCTGAAGACGCGCTGCACGGCCTCGACCGTGAGCCCGGTCCGGTCGGCGATGGCCGGCACGTTGAACTCGATGTTGCCGTCGGTCGCGGCCGCCAGGATGCAGCGGACCGTCTCCAGCAGCTCGAGAGAGCGCCGTGGGTCGATCACTAGCTCGCCGGCTACCATTGCAGCGATGAAGCATGGCATGCCCAAGCGAATCAAGCAACGTCTTGCCGCCGGCGGCCCCAACGGGGCCGCGCTGCCGCCGACCCAGGCCCGGCGACTCGAGCGCGACGGCAACGTCGGCAACCAGCTCTACGAGTACGTCGACGGCCAGAACTTCATCTTCGTGACCGGGCGTGTCATCAAGCCGCCGCGGATCGTCGGCAAGCGCACGAAGGAGTTCGTGTGGTTCCGCATGCGGGCGCCGAACCCTGACAACCCCGGCCAGAACCTGTTCGTCAGCGTGCGGGCCCGCGCCGCCCTCGGCTACTCGATCTGGGAGAACATCGGCGTCGGCGATTTGGTGGCGGTGGTCGGGCGGCTCTACAGCGCCAAGGTCGCAAAGGGGCAATTCAACTACATCGTGGCCGAGCGGGTCTCTGGCAGCTTCCCGGTGCACGTCGAGCGCGACCGTCGCTTCGTCCGCGTGCGCGTCGACCTGTGGAATCGCATCACCAAGGTCGTCGGTGACGTGGACCTGCTCGTGGTGCCGCCGAAAGTGCGGCGGGATCTGCTCGAGCTGTTTGGCAAACAGGCCGGCTGGGAGGATGATGTCGAGGAGGAGGTCGCCTCCGATCGAGCCGGCCCCTATCCAACAATCGACCGGACGAAGCCATGACCAGCACTCGAGTCCACTACCTGGTGACCACTTCGCAGCACGTGCAGCTGTTCCCGAACGGCTGCAAGTTCGACACCAACACGCTGTTCCTCGGCGGTGGCTTCCTCGAGAAGATCACGCTCAGCGGGCCAGGTGCCACGCTGCAGTCGCTCGAGCTCACGATCCGCGACGGTCTCGATGCGACCACGCTGCGGCCCGTCATCGGCCCGGACCCGACCGCGATCGATGCCGCCTCCGACCGCTGGCGGGTCACGGTGACCAGCAACGTGGTCGGCAACTACGGTGAGGTCCACTCCCTCGGCGCGCCGCACGCGAGCGTCACTGGCCTGCGGCCCGTGGTCGTAACGAAGTTGGTCAGCCTCCCGGCGATCGCTGTGGCGACCCCTTCGTTCGAGATTCCGATCCAGATGCGCATGTCGGCGATGGCGATCTACTTCCAGAACACCTCGGGCGCGCGCGACAGCATCACCTACGGGATCCACTACGTCCCGCACGTGAGCGGCGGCAGCCGCAGGCGCCAGTTCTACCGCCCGGGCCTGACGGTGAAGTCGCAGCCAGCACAAGCCAACGCACCCGTGCTGTGAGGATCGCTGTCGTCGGGCGTTCGATCCCGACTTCGCGGCAGCTCATCTCCGAGGTGCTGGTCCACTGGCGACCAGAGCAGGTCATCATCCTCGAGAACACCGGGCTCGCGAAGGCCGCGTCCGCGATGGCGCTCGAGCTCGAGATCCCGGTCGTCTCGTTCTGGCGCGACTACTTCGCGCTGCGTGGCCTCGCGATCGAAGTTGCAGCCGAGCAGGCCGTCGTCGTCGGCAAGCCCGATCTGTTGCTCGCGGTCGCCATGGGCAGGCGCGACCACCGCGTCATCAAGGTGTTCCGCGACCTGCACGTTCGTGTCGTTATCGGAAGTTGCCGGCAGGGCGGCGTGATCGACTGGGCGAAGGTGTGAGAGAGGCCCTTGCTTTCGACTCTGCCCCTCGGTAGAGGAAAGGCGGGCCGAGACGCCTTCTACAACGTCCCGGCCCGAAGGACAACAGATGCGCCAACCTAACGAGAGTCGCTCCGCCGCGCAAGCGCCGTCGAGCCCGCGCTCCAACCAGCCACCGCCCGGCTACCGCTCTGCCCCACGCTCAACGGAGCTTGGGGGTAGGGGGTACTCTGTACCCCCTTGGGATTCTGTACCCCCTCTTGGTTCTGTACCCTCTTGGGATTCAGTACCCCGTCGAGGTTATGTACCCCTCTCGGGTTCTGTACCGTCCCCAGAGGGAAGGAAGGAAGGAAGGTACGGTACCTATCTCTTCTCAGAATCGGAGGAACCCCGGCGTGGTACGTACCCCCGGGGCCTGCCAGCATGAACCACCTCACGGACCTGATCGAGACCCTCGCGGGCTTCGCGGTGCACACCGGCTTCCCCGAGCAGCGGGCCGCGCTCGCCGGCCAACTGCTCGCCGACGGCGTCTCGGTCGCCGACGTCGAGGCCCTCGGCAGCCACTGCGAGAAGATGATCGAGGGCGAGGCCAACGCCATCAGGGTGCTGCTGGCCCTGCTGCAGGACCCCGAGAAACGCACGGCTCGGCTTGCCGACCTGGCGACGGTTGCCGCGGCCAAGCTGAACCGCAAGGCCAAGACGGACGGCGGCCCCAACCAACACTTCAAGGTCGATGCCGGACCCGAGGAGATCGACCACGACCGCAAGTGCTACATGGTCTACTGCCGCGTCGTGGCCGACCGCAAAGAGATCCGGTTCGTCGCCAACGAGTTCGGCCTGCCGCTCGATAGCATGCCCGCCATGATCGCTCGCGGTCGCGAGCTGACCCAGCCGCGGGTCGCGCCAGTGAAGCAAGAGCCTGTCGTCGAGGGCGAGACGCACGCGGACCGAGTGCAACGGTTTCTCGAATCCATGCGGCGACAGAAGGCTTCCACGTGACCAACCTACTCGTTCGCAAGGGCTACGGCTTCCTCGGTTCCAGCAACGAGCGCAGTCTCGGCTCGAAGCTGATCGAGGTGCCGGATGCCGACATCCAGAAGTGGGGCCTCGGCCTCCCGATCCACACCGGCGGCGTCATCACCTACCCGCTGCGCCGGACCATCGAAGGGATCAGGGTCTGGACCGTGCGACATCCGTACGCCTCGGTCGTGCAGCGCAACATCGGCGCGACTGTCACTTCGAACACGCTGAGCTACGACGTAGCGACGGTCGGGGCGCCGGTCGACTCGTGGGTGTTTGTCAACGAGAACACGGCCGGGCAAGGCAACCTGAAGAAGGTCGATGCCGATGCCGCCCAGTTGGTGACAATCGAGGGGGCGTGGAGCCCGAACCCGACCGTCAGCAACGGCAGGATCTTCTTCATCACGCGGTCCTACTCGATTCACGCGGGCAGTTCGCAGACGGTCATCAAGCACACCGGCACGGCTGGCACCCCGAACTTCACCGCCGCCGATATCGGCCGGACGATCGTTTTCCTGTCGCCTGGCCACGCCGGTGACGTCACGCGCCGGATCACTGCCACCAACGGCACCGACCAGGCCACTCTCGATGACCCGTTGTTTGTCGCCCCGACCACGAATGCTGGCTTCATCGTCCTCGATGGGGCCGGGGCCGCTCAGACGCTGGCGACGATCACCGACGGCGCGACCCTGCAGGATCTCACGATCAACCTCAACAACGCCCCGGCCTACTGGAACGGCGACGACCACAACAACTGGGATGGGCAGCCCGCGCCGAACCCGCGCAGCTTCAGCCTCCTCCCCATCGTCAGCAGCATGTTCGAGACCATGTGGGAGCTGCGCGCGCAGCAGCCGACGCCGATGTTCGTGGTGCAGAACGCGCGCGACTCGGCCTTCATCTCGCCGTACCAGATCGACGACGACGTTCGACCGTTCTACTTCGGCTGGCAGAAGGACATCACCGGGCTCGACTACAACCCGACCAACGAGCCCAACTGCCTGACCGCGTTCAAGGCGCAGATCCGCTCGTGCGAGGAGCTCGCTGCGCTCGAGGGCTACCAGATCGACTGGGACGCGGTCTTCATCCTGCTGGCCGAGAACGATTCGCTGAACGCCGACCGGCTGCCGCTGATCGGGCAGAACATGGAGCTGCTGCGTGACAACCTGCGCAGCACGGTGTTCGGCGGCAAGAAGGTGAAGTGGATCATGACCGGACCGAGCAGCCCGCTACTCACCGGCCGCGAGCTGATCTGCGACCAGCTGCAGGGCGTCGTGAAGCGCGACCTCTACTCGGCCTTCACCGACACCCGCGTTGGCTACACCTACATCAACCCGACCGACACGCACTTGACCGCGGCCTCGCAGACGCAGCTCGGGCGTGACCGCGCGGCCACGCTGCTCGCGCTGAACCGCCGCATCGCCGACGCCAGGATCCTGCAGCCCAATCCCCTGAACCCACTCCAGCCATGAAGCACCACCTTCTCGCGATCACTCTGCTCTGTGCGCCAGTCTGCGCGCAGGTCGTCACCGCCAAGAACGACGGCCCGGTGCCCTTCGAGGGCTATGTCCGCACCGTCGTCGACGTCATGCCGCCGCACCGGATCGGCGTGGTCACGGCCAACAACGGCAGCACCTACCCCTACTTCCTGGGCCGGGCCGTCGGCGTCGACACCCGCTGCATCGACGTGCGCATGCACCTCGAGGCCGGCGAGACCGTCACGCTGAACTTGACGAAGTCGTCGGCCTTCGCCATGGACCGGGAGTCGCTGCCGGCCGACCCCATCGCCTGGTTCGGCGGGCTCTGCACGCTGCGCGGCACCGTGCTGCAGCGCAACCGCCTCGAGTTCGACGGGGCTGGATACCTGGTGCACCTGCGCGGCCGGGTTGGCCGGATGCTGCACGCCGACGTCTGGATCCATTGGTGCCCGCCGCAGCCGTGGGCGCGGGGCGAGGTGCTGCTCATCGCCAGCAACCCGGCCGTGGCCGACATGGCCGAGGAGATCCCCGAGGATCTCACGCTGCGGTTTGGCGACGCCGACGTGCTGGTGCCAGGCCGTCGTGTCAACGCGCCACTGGTCGATGCCCACGAGTTCTTCGCTGACGGGCAGGGCCGGGCCATGCCGGTCCTGTTCACATGGAAGCGCCACATGGCCACTCCGCTCGATTGGTCGAGCGTCGGGGCTCTGAGCGCGTCGTCGATCGGCGCGGTTGGGATCCAGAAGCTCTGGGTGCAGGGCAACCCGAGCCTGCCGCCCGGATTCGACCCAGTGAACTGGCAGCGCTCACGGCTCGCCGAGTCGGTCCGGCGGCTGCACACGTGGGACCGGGCGCTGACCGGCGGCAACCCGACGGCGATGGACACCGGCCAGCAGCCCGACCAGACCTTCGTCGCCGGCGAGTGCATGGTGAAGGGCGGGGTCGGCTGCGAGCGGATCTACTACCACGGCGCCCTGAAGTGCGCGGCGCGGCCGTGTCACCATCTCGAAGCGAACGGAGATCAGGTCGCGATCGAGAAGCACCCGCAGTCCGTGTTCTGGTATGCGCGGCCGATGTTCCTCTCGGCTGGACAGTTCCCCGATCATCTCGGCAAAGACCGCGGCCTGCTGCCGGGCGAGTCGCACGGATGGGCCGGGCCTGACGAGCAGCACTGGCTCTACAACGCGCTCGCCATGGCGTGCAGACTCACGGGCTCGCCGTGTTGCCAGCACCTGCTGCGGGCTCAGGGCTGCATCTACCCGTTCACGTGGCGGCTTGGCGACGACACGCCCTATCACCTGCACTACCAACCGCGCGCCATCGGTTGGGAGGCCGCCATGTTGCTGCACTTCGCGCGCGATCTCGAGGACCGAGAGATGGCAACGCGCTGCACGGTGCACTACCTCAACCGGCTGTCTCGAATCACGGTCCCGCGACTCGCTGAGCATGCCGACGCCGTGATGGACTGGGCAGGCCCCGACATCAGGCTCGGCGTCCCCGTCGTCGAGCGTTGGGTGCCGTGGCAGCAGGGGCTCGCCGCCTACTTCCTCGACTGTGCCGGCGAAAGGCTCGGGCACGATGGCGCGCGCAAGGAAGCCATGCGCGCGGCGAAGAAGGTGCTCGTGGACGGCTACGTGTGGACCGGCGAGCGGTGGACGACCTACAACGCGCCATCGCGAACCGAGTCGGCATCTGGCGGTGTCGGGGGATACGAATACTTCGGCACGCTGCTCGCGGTTGCTGTGGTGTTGCGTCACGACCCGACGAACGAACGCGCCCGATCGATCTGGACGCAGTTCATGCGCGAGGCGAGCGATCCCGTGCACTTCGCCTGGGTGGCGCCGGGGGTCAAGTGAGCACCTGCAAAGGCTGCGGCCGCAAGGTCATCTTCGCCAAGGACGAGAACGGCACGACCCAGATCCTTGATGCGGTGGCGCCGGTGTACTCGGTGCTCGAGATCGGTCCGCCGAAGGGCGTGGGCCAGAGCGAGACGCGGTGCGTCCGCTCCCGCACGACATACGTGTCGCACTTCGTGACGTGTTCGAAGCGCGAGCAGTTCAAGAAGCCGGCGAAGCAACCGCCGTTGGACCTCGGCGGCGCCAACATCTAGCGCCATGGCTGACATCCCCAGCACGGTCATGGACACGTACGCGTGGGTCGACCTGAAAGAACTCGACGAGCACGGCGAGGACCTGACCCAGTGGGAGATCGATTTCGTTGAGAGCCTGCACGGATGGTTGCGCACGGGCGCGGTTCTCACTGACAAACAGCGCGCAACACTCAACCGGATCCGAAGAGATCGCCTCTCATGAAGCCAACAGACACCGAACTCGACAACCGATTCCGCTACCACAGGCCAACCACGACCTCGATCGCCCTGCATGCGAAGGTCACCGAGAGCACGCTCGCGCTCGCCAAGCTGCTCCGCGACATCTGCCCCGACGGGCTCAATCTCTCGCTCGCGCTCACGCACCTCGAGGACGTGAGGATGCGCGCCAACGCGGCAATCGCCTGCGACACGCCGAGGTGACCAATGGAACCGATCGGACGATCCTCTCTCAACGACTCTCTGTTGCCGCGCTACCAGTGCCACAAGATCGTGCGCGCCGCCAAGATCACCAGGATTGCCGAGGAACAGGTAATGCCGAGCTGGCTCCTGTTCTTCGACGACCTGCCGCCGTTGAGCCCTGGCGCGATCTTGCAAGCCAACGTCTCGCTCGCCTGGTTTCAGAAACACGAGCCCAAGGTCGGCGGCTACTACGTGCTCTATGACGACGGCTACGAGTCCTTCTCGCCAGCCGAGGCCTTCGAGGCTGGCTACTCGCGTCTGCCAGACACTCCCTGACACCATGGTCGCGCGACCCAAAGGAGCCGGGCAAGGTCTCCGAGGGCTGTCAGCGGGCCGCGCGACCACCTTACAGAGGTAACACATGAACAGCTGCGAACCCAAGTGTGCGATCTGCAAGCAAGACGTCGAAGGCCGCCCGTGGATTCTGCTCAACCGATACGTCTGCTCGAGCGGCCAGAGCTACGTCATCAACGAGGTGCTCAACGAGTACGGCAACTACGCCTGGGACGTCGTCGAGGAGCCTGACGGCGAAGCTGAAGACGACGTCACCGGCACGGTGCTCTGCTTCCCGCAGTGCATGGTCACCTACCTCGAGGGCCAGATGATCCAGGCCGACATCGAGCAGGGGCTGACCACGTGAGCACCAACACTTGTCACCGCTGCGGCCAGGAGATGCACCGCGGCTCGCTGCACTGCTGCAAGCCCGACCCGAGACCAGACCCGGACTCCTTCGAGATCGAGCTCAGCGGCGACGTCATCGCAGTGCGGTGGCTGCTCGCCCTGGTCGCCGTCTTCTGGCTTCTGGTCTGGGCGGCGTTCGCCCTGATCCCCTGACCTTCCGGCTCTGCTGTCGCAGGGCCACAACCAAGAGAGAGACCCAATGACACTCGAGAAGTTCACCCTGGAGACCGTCGCCAACATGGACGGCGGTCGCATCCGCACGGCCTTCGAGCAGGCGCTGAAGCGCATCGAGGCCGACCTCAAGGACCGGCCTGGCGTGAAGGCCGCACGCAAGCTCGAGCTCGTGCTCGACCTGACGCCGGTCGCCGACGGCGGCGAGCTCGACAGCGTCAACGTCAAGTTCCGCATCAAGGACAACGTGCCCAAGCGCGAGTCCAAGGCCTACAACATGCAGGCGGTCCCGGGTGGACTGCTGTTCAACGACGCCTCGCCCGAGGACGTGAAGCAGAAGTCGCTCGACATGCTGCCCAAGCCCCAACGCCAGGTCGAGACCAGCTCGCGCCAGGTGCCGCTGCCGCTCGAGGAAGGCGGCAAGAAGGAGGTGGCCGATGCTGGCTGAGTTCCTGCGAGAGCTGGTCGGCCACGTGCGCAAAGCACAGCAGGTCGAGTTCTACGCCCCGGCCCAGTTGCCGAAGACGCTGTTCGTCCGCCACGAGGGCGAGCTGCTCGAGAAGACCATCGCGCCACCGCCGCGCATGCATCGGCTCGAAGGCCTCGACGACATCGTCAACGCGCTGAAGGAAGAAAGCCTCGGCACGCTGCCCGAGGTGTTCGTCTCGGCGAGCGGGGTCAAGGCCTACCTCGACGGCTCCGATCGGCGGGAGGTGCTCACGGTCCCGTTCATCGAGACCAAGCGCTTCCAGCTGGTGCGGAAGCTGCAGACCGCGGTGAACATGCAGCCGAAGGACGCGCTGAAGCTGCTGAAGATCGACCTGCACGGTGGCAACATCGCGCACGTGATCCAGCCGCTGAGCCGGATCGAGTTCACGCGCACCGGCACCGGGCGCACCAACGTCGAGCACGGCAAGGAGTCGCTCGGCCGCTCGGTCGAGGCCATGGTGCAGAACGCCAAGGACGTGCCCGAGCAGTTCGCGTTGAGCGTGCCGGTCTGGAGCACCGACGGCTTCGACCGCTTCGGGGTGCAGGTCGCCTTCTCGCTCTACCTGGACCTCGAAGCCCAGACGGTCGAGCTGCGCGTGCTGCCCGACGAAGTCGAGCGCTGCGTCAACCTGGCGCTGCGTGCGGCGGTCGCCGAGCTCGGCAGCAGGCTCGAGGGCGTCCCGATCTTCATGGGGACCCCGTGACGACGAAGACCACGATGGATCGGGAGGCCCGCCGCAAGCGGCGCCTCCTGATCGCCGGCCACATCATGGGCGGACTGCCCGTCGAGCAGGTCTGCGAGCAGTTCGCCGTCAGTGCCGGCTTCGTCTGGTACTGCTGCCGCGAGGGCGGCGTCGCGACCGTGAAGCGCACCCCTGGTCGCACCCGGTCGGCCAGGACGTTCGACGTGCTCGCCCGGCTGCTCTACACGACCAAGAACGCCAAGGAGATCGCGCTCGAGTTCGGGGTGCAGACGCCATGGATCCACGAGATCGCCAGGGACGCGATCAGGGCCGGCATGACGCTGCAGGCGGACATCCGCGCGACCCGTGAGGCAACACCATGACCATGAGCACTCTTGAATCCGTCATCCTCGCCGAAGCTCGCGCGGTGTTTCACAACCGCAAGCTACGGCTGAAGGACATCCGAGAATGGCGCACGTCGCTGATCTTTGCGCATGACGGCGAAGTGGTTGCGAAGACGCAAACAGCCTACGTCGCGATCCTCCGCGAGCACGACAAGCGCCAACAGTTGAAACAACCATGACCATGACCCCAACCATCTTGCAGCGCATCTACCACCTCGCCGACGCCTCGCTTGCCGGCGCCACCACCAACCCGCTCTACGCCAAAGCCGCGAGCGTCCTGCGCCGGCTCGCGAGCGACGGCACCGCCGTCGAGAAGGCGCAGGGCATCGCCGCCACCGTGATGAAGCTCGCGCCTGCCGACCAGGAGCGCGTGCTCGCGGCGGTGGAGGGCTTGGCGCCATGAACCAGACCGAAGCCATCGCTCCGATGAACTGCGCCTGCCGCATTCTGCGACTTGTCCCCCGAGAGAACCCCGACGGGACCAGATCCGACCGTTGGTTGTGCGCGACGTGCAACCTCGATTTCGGCAACGTGAAGCTCGCGATCCCTCCCCCGCCGCAGCCCGCGTCCGATGCCGAGATCGAGGCGTGGCGAGAGGAAGGTGTTGGGCGCGTGATCCCGCCTGGGGACTGGCTGGATCGTGGCGTCGCGCTGATGCGCCGCGCCGCGACCCCGAGCAGCGGCCGGCTGCGGGACGAGATGCTCGACACCGATGAGAACACCGCGCTCAGCCATTGGGTAGAGTGCGTCGGGAATATCCTCGGAGTGCTGGCGAAGCGGGATGGTGCCAAGTGAGCGACTCACAATTCCACTCCGACACCGCTGGCCAAGAGAGCATCATCGCCTACCTGCCGCAGTCGGCGCGCACCGCGCTGACCCGCGAGAGGCTGGCCTCGTTGCGAGCGATCGCCGAGCTGGAGCGCGAACTCGCTGAGGCGGTGCGGCTGCTGCGCAGATGGGGCGAAGGGAACTACAACGACAGACCGCACGAGGAGACCAACGAGTTTCTCGCGCGCTACCCGGAGCTGCCATGACGCACCTACTCGCCTTCCTCGTCGGGCTCTGGACTGGGCTGGGGTGCGCCGTGCTCGCCGACGTCATCACGGCAAGGCGCCGGCTCCTCGAGGAAGCACCGGCGTGGGCGTGGACCGGGAAACCCCAGACACCGCCACAGCCATGAAGAAGAATGGCCGCGTCGTCCACCGCATCCCCGGGCTCGAGATCGGGCAGGAGTGCCCCTGCTGCCACCAACAAGTCAGGCCGAACGAGGAACCACTCCGAACCATCAGCTTGGCCGAAGTCCTCGCGATGCCACCCACCGACGACGCCGTGGACTTGCTCGCGACCTGCATCCGCATCCTGTGCCGCGAGGGACGAGACGCACAGGAACGAGCTTGCTGGAGAGTCGCCGACGCCCTGTGGCTCCTCGGCCAGAGGTTCCCGCACGCCGCAGGCATCGCCAGCAGAACCGGGCGAGGGGCGAAGCTGTCACGCCCTCACCCCAGGAAGCGGCCTTGAGCGACAGCCTGCAGCACCGCATCAGGCGCCTCTACGACTCGGGCACCCGCAGCTACCACGACTTCCTCTGGACCCTGTGGCCAACCGAGAAGGCGCACCGGATCTCCTCGAACGGAGGACCGCCAGGATGCTGCATGGCGTTCGGAGCAGCTCTCCGGCGCATGGGAGGACGGCGGGTCGGACCAGGCCACGGCGATCAAGTGTGGTTGCCCTCAGACACACCCCGAACCT